CACATCATTAAAGAACAAGATCTAATCGAGTTTACTCATAAAATCGAGATCAACACGTTCGATGCTGCAGAGTTTGAGTTGCCTATCGAGGCGATTGATAAAGAAATCATCGAAGAAATGCGTTTCTTTGGTTTCTTTGTGCGTGGCCGTCAATTCGGGGTATTTAAAGCCTATGAAGTGACCATGAGTGACAACTATGTTGTCAAAGGTCTCGATCGTGCAGAAAGCGACTTGCGAACCGTCCGAATTATTAAGGACAAGCGACTGCAAAGCGTTACTGCAGACCAAGCACTCAATGTAGCTTTAGAAGGCACGGGCTACCAGTTGGGCGAAAGAGAAGGCCTTACAAAAGTAAATAAGACCAACTTCTACTATATCAGCCCTCGTGAAGCTCTCGTGAAGATCATCGAGGCTTTTAATTGTGAATTTCGTGTACGGTATGAGTTTGTAGAAAATAAAATCATCAATCGCTACATTGATTTATATCACAGGCAAGGCTCGTACTCTGGTGTGCAATTCGAGTATGGAAACAATGCTCTCGAAGTCACGATGGAAGAAGACTCTGACAATGTTGTCACAGCTCTTATTGGTCGTGGTAAAGGTGAGGAATCGACGGATTCGGAAGGCAATGCCACTGGTGGATATGGTCGAAGAATCGAATTTACTGACATTGTCTGGACGAAAGCAAGTGGCAAGCCTATCGATAAGCCTGCTGGACAAAACTACATCGTTTTAAATGATGACATTGAGAATAAAGGGCTTTATCAAAATGGCGAGCTAAAACATCGCTGGGGTGTATTCGTTGACGAAGAGATTGAGGACAAAGAAGTCCTACTTCAAGCGACATATCAAGAGCTTCTGAGGCTCAACAACCCTATCCGTAAATACAAGGCAAGCATCTTGGATCTACGTGATGACATTTGGCTTGGTGACCGTGTGGCAATTGTTAAGGATTCTGCAAAGTTATCTTTTGAAGCTCGCATCTTTTCGATTACGATTGACAAACTCAATTTTGACCAGTCAGAAGTCGAACTCGGTGATTATGAGACTTTGAAAAGTCAGTCGCAAAGTAGCTCTCTCAATGCTATCAAGGAAGCTGTCAGAGAGTTATCAGAAGAACAAGAGGCCTACAATCGAAAAGTCCAAGAGTTGATTGATAACAAGAACGCAGAAATTGCTGAAAAAATGCGTGTGATGCGTCTCGACATGGACAATGGTATTGAAGATGCCAAAAATAAGGCTGAAAAAGTAAAGCAAGAAGTCGCTGCCAAAGTTGATGAAACTGTTAAGGTTGCAAGTCAAAAAGCAAAGAACGAAATTACACAAGAGTTCAATGCGACATATGGCGACATCACTGTCAAAATGAAAGGACTGAAAGCTACTACTGATCAATTAAAAACCAGTGATGCAGAAATCCAGAAGCTGATCAATGATTTCAAAACTCAAACGCAAAGCCAATTTGTCGGTGTCCAAGGCGCTCAATCACGCTTTGAGCAGACGACTGAGAAAGCCATATCTGACCTGATCAATGTAGCCAATGGCAAAGCTGATAGGTCATATGTTGAGCAGACGGTGACAGGAGTCAAAGAAGAGTTCACGAATCTGAAAGTTGGTTCAAGGAACTACGCAGAAGACTATGATTTCACTCGTGGTCTTTGGTTTTTTGCTCATGGCGATTCAAGTGATTCAACCGGTACAGCAGAGAATGGTATATATACCATTACAGGCAATACTAACACTTGGAAACAGGCACAGCTATTTTCTAGCACCGCACCAAGCTGGGCTACCTCAAAAACAACCGCTCTGGACTATCTAGAGAAAGGCGAGCCTTACACTATTTCTTTTTATGCTAAAAGGAATAGCGGTTCAGGAACAATGTGGGTTTCATTGCGTGAAAATAGAAAATCTAGGGGCAATCCAGAAAGAATCTATGCTCAATTTCGGTTAACTGATGAATGGAATCTGTACAAAGTTTCTGTACCAGCGCTAGAAAAAAGCGATGAGTTTGATTTCTGGCGCATCATTATCGGCTATAGTGAAGCAGGTTCAATTTCATTCAAAAAGGTAGAGCTAACACAAAGCAATACCAGAACAGATGCAGGACCTGCTCCAGAAGATCAAGAAGCTATTGTCACAAACGCTTCAGCATCATTTGAACGTACCGCAAAAGGACTTAAAACACAAATCACAGCACTTGAACAGTACACTGGAGAGAGTGGAATCCTTGAATCTAGGCTAAAACGCTATACAGAAGAGCAAACAAGCAATACCCTGAAGACAATTCGTGAGAATCTATCTGAGAATTACATTTCTAAGAATAAGTACACAGAAGATTCTGAGGGGATCACAAGAAGGATCGAAGCTCTAGGAAGTCAGATTGACCAAGAAAACCTTGTGAAATTAGCTGACAGCTTAACTGAATATACAGCGCCCAACAATGGCACAACCAGAATTACATCAGTAGAAAACGGGATTTTCAAAATGAAAGTTTCCGGATCTCCTGCAAATTCTTATACATTTGCAGGTCCAACATTCCCACTGTATATCAATAAGATGACTCAAGGTGAATACTACTCATTAGGTTTTGAATATCAAGTGAGAAGTGATGTTGAATGTGATAAAGGAATAGCAGTTACACTCAAACGACATTCAAATAATAAGCAAGTATTTGGGAAGAGTTTTGCAGATAAAACAACAGCAAAAAACACATGGCTGAAAGCTGAGTTCACATTCCTAGCAACTGATTTTGAATTTGATACCTCTGGAAGTTTTCCACTATGCTTCTATGCAGTCAACAATGCACACTTTTGGATTCGCAAACCAATATTGGTCAAAGGGCCAAAAGTCCCTCCATACAAGCCAAACAGCTTGGACACAATCAACTCACGAATTGAGAGCAAACTTGCTGAATACAAGCAGACTGTTGACGGCCAATTCTCAACATTTTCAACCGAGTTCGGGAATAATCTGAGATATGCCACAGAAGGTCTAAACAATAAACTTGCAACTCAGGAACAAGCACTCACAACAAAAATTGCTAACCAAGCACAAGAGACTGACTCTAAACTTCAAGCTCAAGCAGATGAGACTAACCAGAAACTATCCAGTCAAAACTCTGTACTCAATGACAAGTTGGATGATTTCAAGGAAAGCATCAACGGGCGCTTTGCTAACTATCAGCAGACTGTAGATGGTCAAGTGGCAACAATTGTCAGCCAATTTGATGGAGTCCTCAAGAAAACGGACATCAACATCACAGATGGTCAGATCTCATTTGGTACAGGAAAGAGCATTAATGGTCGGACCATCAGCTCATTGCTGGTACAGGAACCTGAAGCAATCGCTTTGATCGCTCAATTGATTAAGGTGAAAGGTGATATGGTAGTCGATGGATCTATCACAAGCAGGCATCTGGCATCTCAGAGCGTTCGAACAGGACACATGGAATCTGGATCAGTAACCACTCAGATTCTGGCTTCAAATGCAGTCACTGCCGACAAATTGCTTGTGGACTCCGCCATGATTAATAAACTGGTGACAAATAAAGCTTTTATCAAGGAATTAATTTCTCAAAAGGCCTTCATCACAGAATTAGACGCAATCAAAATCGCTGCGGAAAGAATCCAAGGCGGTAGGTTAAGCGCAAATAATGGATCTACAGTCTTTAACTTGGACGACGGTACACTAAATTTGTACTCAAACACAGGAACAATCAGACGGATTGATGACACAAGTTCGTCGCAGTTTATCAAGCTGACAAAAAGCGGTTTTATCGCAGAACGATTCAGAGATAGCAATGCTGCACTCATGGTTTTAGGCACGAATCACAACAAAGACCCTAAAGAGGTAGAACGGCATGATAATGAAACGTTCGCAGGTATTCGGCTTTGGTCTGGTAAAGGAAACGGCACGGAAGAAAGCCTTACTGAATTCGTGGGTGACCGTGTACTTATCTATAACAACGGTCGATACCGTAGTCCTTGGAACTTCCACGGAAATACGAATGACGGAAATACCTATCTGATACCGATGAACCAAAACAATGTGAAACACTACATTGGACGTGGTGACTTCTTCCTTGAGGGAGTTTATTCAAAAGATTTCTTTATGGCTGGTGGTGTGAGTATCGGTAAATATTTATGGGATTTAATAACTTGTTTTGGACAAATGGTTAAATACAGCGAATTCAAAAGTAAAGATGTCGAACGACATATTAGAGGAGTTGTTAACGGACACGGTTTTAGATAGGAGAAAAAATGAACGAACAAACTTATGTAGCTATCATCACAGATTTAGCAAATCAATTGGCTAACAAATCAATCAATGAAGCTGAGTTTAAAGCTCGATTGACTGAATCACAGCAACTTGTAGCGCAACTTGCTAAGGAAGTTGAAAGCTATCGCTCTGTCCTAGAGTCTGACAAAGATTTGAAGGATCTATTCGAAGAAATTAAAAACAAAAACGAGGTAACAAACTAATGGATTACAAAGTACAATTTAAATCATACGATGCAGTAGCCAACACTACGAAAGTAGCAATCAAGCAAGATTTTCCGTACCGTGTCTTTGAAGAAATCTTGCCAACCAATCGCATGACCGAAGATGATGCGACACTGGTTGAAGCAGTATTGAATATCGTCCGCATGGAGCTTGATACATCTGGCGCAGTCGTATCAATCAAAAAAGAGTTAGACAAATCTGTCGAAGCTAACAATAACGCTATCGCTAAAATCCAAGAATTGACCAAGGAGAACGAAGCGATGACGCAACAAATCCAAAGCATCAAATCAGTAGCTGATTGGTCAGTTCTTGCTCGTGTAACAGATACAGACAATCCAATTGATCCAACCCTGTATGCTCGTGGATTGGAATTGGTAGAAACTGGCCAAGTTGGCAAAGAATACAAGGCGCACGATATCTTTGTTGTTAATAATCCAAATCACATCGCTAAATATGGCGAAGGCACTCGTGTGCTTGTGCAAGTAAATAATGATTTTACCTACAATGGCGAAAGCGTAGAAGAACTCGAAGGTAAATTGTCGCAAGATGGAAAACTTGCAGTCTGGAAATGGGAACTTCCAAAGGAAAACAAACCAGCACAACCAAGCGGAGATCTTGAAACAGAACCAGTAGCCACAGCTACACCACAGCCAGTACTTTAATCAGAAAGGGGCGTGATCTATGATCCACTTTACACCAGAAGATATCTCGATGATGGTCGGATTTGTCGGGATCTTACTTGGAATTTATGGAAATTTTAAAGGAAGTGTCGTGGCACAAGAAAAACGCATGGTAGTTATCGAGAAAGACATCGAAAACATGCGTGATTTTCGTCTAACGGCAGTAAGACGACTTGATAACCACGATGAACAAAATAAGTCTCTATTGATCCTCGCAGAGCAGGTCAAGGCCTTGAGCGAGGACATGAAAGAACTTAAAGCATTAATTCAAAACAAAAATAATTAATAAGAGGTAACACTATGAAAATCAACTGGAATGTACGTTTGAAAAATAAAAACTTTTGGCTTGCCCTTGTACCAGCCTTAGCCTTGCTATTCCAAGCATTCGCCGATATTTTTGGCATCAAATTGGAATTCGGGCAAACGATTGATAAAGTTCTTGTATTTATCAATGTGCTATTTGCCTTCCTTGTGCTTGTCGGGATTGTTAACGACCCAACTACCACAGGATTGAGTGATAGTACACGAGCATTAGGTTATGAAGAACCTAACCAAGATTAATATTTTCGTACTAGCGACTATCTTCTTTTGGATAGTCGCTTTTGATTTTAGAAAGGATTGAAAAAACATGAGTGTACAACAATCTATAGTTAACGGTTTTACAAGCCGTCGTGGGCTGATTACATATTCGATGTTAGGTTCTCGCAACGGTTCAGATGGGACAGGGGATTGCTCTGGTATCATGTCGCAAGTATTGAAAGAATCGGGTATCCCAATTCAAGGTTTGCCGTCAACAGTGACACTTGGACAGCAACTCGCAAATAACGGCTTCTATCGTGTGAGCCGTAACCAACCATGGGACGCTCAAATGGCCGATATTATTCTAATGTCATGGGGTGCTGATATGTCTTCATCTGGTGGCGCTGGTGGGCATGTCGGAGCGATGATCGATGATACATACTTCATTTCTTGCGACTATTCGACACAAGGAGCAGTCGGACAAGCTATCAATACCTATCCTTGGAACGACTACTACAGCTGGAATAAACCAGCTTATATCGAGGTTTGGCGATATGCTGATACGGCACCACAGACCAACAATCAAGCGAACACAGCCGTCCAACCGAAAGATAAGGCCTTTTACCAAGCAAACGAAGTTAAATACGTCAACGGTATCTGGCAGATCAAGTGTGATTACCTAGCACCAGTAGGCTTTGACTGGACCGAAAACGGTATTCCCGTGTCTTTGGTAAACTGGGTTGACAAGGATGGAAACAACTTGCCGGACGGTGCGGACAAAGACTTCAAAGCTGGAATGTTTTTCAGTTTTGAACTAGACGAAGCCCATATCACAGATACCGGCAAGGGCGGATATTATGGTGGTTACTATTGGCGCTTGTTTGAATTTGGCCAATTTGGACCAGTCTGGCTTTCGTGTTGGGACAAGGACGATTTGGTGAATTATTATAGCTGAGGTGGTGAATTATGCGCATTAATTCAACGAACCTAAAACAATTTGAAGGAGGGGCAGTCGTCAAGCAAGGCGACTCTGCCTCACTTTTTGGATATGAGCTACTGGACGAGCAAATGCGCCCTATTAGTGATCTAAACGGCAAAAATGCTACAATACGAATCTTTAATCAAAAAGGAAAGGCTACATTTGAGAGTACAGTAGATAATTCAAAAGTTACTTTTAAAATAAGCAAGCCCCTACCGATTGGATCTTATTTGGTAGAAGTCGTTTGTGACGGGTATATTTTCCCAAGTGACCGCTCGACACGTTTGGAAATCACACGTTCAGCAGACGAATTTACAAGCGTGGAAGTTCTTTCGCTTGTAAGAAACGATGTCAAGACTGAAATCGACAAGTACATTGCAGAACATCCAAATGGACCACAGACGGAAGAACTCCCAGATCTAACCGTACTATATAACCTAGCTAAAATTTAAAAGGAGAAATAAATGACTTTAAACACACAAAACCTCACACAATTTGCACAGGCCGTTGGTGCTGACGTAAAAGAAATCAAGACCACGCTTGCTAATAAAGCTGACAAGTCTGAGCTTGGTCAAGGCGGGATCACACAACAACAGTTAGACACGGCTATTCAAGGAGTAAAAACTGCTATTCTTGGCGAGGGTGTGCCAGAAGAACTTGACACTCTCAAAGAAATCGCAGACCGTATTGCTAACGGTGCAGGATCAGCAGATCAGGCTATCGTGTCTAAAATGACAGAACTTGGTCAAAAAATCACTGACTTGGAAAATATCGATTTTGCACAGATTTATAATACCGCTAAAAATACCCTCTAAGGAGGTGAAGCATGGATAAACTAAAACAAGTTATTCAGGCGATTGGGGTTGATATAGGTGCGCTTCAAGGGCAACAGACTTCCTTTTTATCAGCTTCTAAAGCATACGAACTATTTCCAACCTATGCAACTTTGCAATCCCAGATGGCCAATAACATCAAAGAGAAGCACGTAGAACTTGGACTTGACGCTCTCATCGATGATAAATTAAAAAACGGTGGTGATCCGTTCGTCACGACTTCCAAATTGCCAACGATTGACACAAGCCAGCTTGCGTCAAAAAACGATCTGGAAGAGTTGAAACGCTCAGTCGGATCTGGTAGCGGAGCTAGTGGCGAATTAAAAGGCCAAGGCTTCCCGTACAATCTTAACGCTGATATCGGTACAATATATACTGATACCACGGCAAAGAATGGAGCGGTGAAGTGGATCAAAAAGACCGCTGGAACTGGCTCTAACGCTTGGTCTGTCTTGTTTGGTGATGTCAAACACAAGCCAAGAATTTCATCGAGTCAAAACAACGCTTACGTAGAATTTAGACGTATAAACTCCACGGTAGAGGTCGGCTTCGGTGGTCTATCGTGGGGTTGGTTTGGGATCGTAAGACGAGGTGCGCCCAGCTACGTTCCTCAAGGTTCAGACCGTGAGCGTAACGTGGTGATTTTAAATGTTGGCGGTATACCCGTCGGTTTTCGTGCGACCAGCTCAAAACTGGGTATTATGACAAATGACAAGGGCAAGCGCCTTGGCACTTTCTATCTAGGTGGGCCGGGTGACGGCAACCAGCTACGCTTACAATTCGATGATCCCGTCCCAACAGATCGTGATATCGGAGACTTGCGGTTTACTGATATGTCGTATATCACAGATGACCCGTGGCCGGAGACTTTATAATAAGATACACACCCTCCCAATTCGGGAGGGTTTTTTGTGTTTATAACGGCAATTTCAAAGATTGTCTATTATAACGGAAAGTTTTAAAGATACGAAAGGGGCAAAAAAGGGGCAAAAGTCCTGTTCTTATGTGTGATAATAGGTTATATTTTAAAGCACAAGTTCCTCGAAAACCCTTATTTTATGCGGTATATGTCTGCATGTGTTATTATCTGTTAACGAACGAACTTAAAGAAGCAGTTAAATAATTGCTCTTTAAAAAGCCTGCCATATCAAGCATTTCAGCTTGTATGACAGGCTTTTTTTGTGTCCAAGGGGCAAAAAAGGGGCAAAACATTTATAAACTATCCAGTAAGTCAAGAATGTTGTCGTCCATCTTCTTGGTCACATGCGTGTATATCTTGTTAGTAGTCCGAGAGTCAGAGTGGCCCACTCGTGACATTATGGCTTTCAGCGGGACATTATTCTCTGCCAGTCTGCTGACAAGCGTGTGTCTGAATATGTGAGATGTTAGATGCTTATCTATCGGTTTTTTTAACCTTTCATTCGCTCGCTTAATAGCCAAATTAAAAGAGTTATTCTGGATAGGAATGCCATTTTTGGTAACGAAGACAAAACCGAGATCAGTGAATCCCTCTCGTGTATTCTTTGACAATTCGTTGATCTGAATAAACTCTTTTAAAATTTCGATTTCTCTTTTCGAGAGTGAGACTGTCCGAAAACTTGCAACAGTTTTAGTTGTGGTTTTTAAACCCTTGGCATATCCTACAGTTTTATCAAGTGTCCCGTGGATATGCACAATCTTCTTGTCAAAATCAATATTCTCTGGTTTGATTGCGATTGCTTCGCCTATCCTACAGCCATTATAGGCCATAAATTCTGCGAGCAGTCCGATTCTGTATGTTTTATCTGTTCTGTATAGTTCATCTAGTAATCTGCTCAATTCATCTGATTCGAGAAATTTCTTTTCTGTCTTTTCTAAATCTTCCAGCGTCTTGACTAACTTTGGAAGTTTTGCCCTTCTAGCTGGGTTGTCCGAAATGTATTCCATGTTCACAGCATAATCAAAACTTAGATTCAAGATCATCTTATATCGTTCTAACTTTGATCGACTAGCTTCACACTCGTTCAGAAATCTCTGAATATATTTCGCATCAACATTTCTTATTTTTAAAGATAAATCGAAAACTTCTTTAAAGTCTTTTACGCTGCTTGAAAGGGAACTGACAGAACTACCCTTTATTTCTTTTTGATAAAATGTCCACCATTCATCAAGAATCTGACCATATTCCGCATCTGTTGACTTAATGCGCATCAGAGCTTCCTCTATACGACTGTCAAGAAGGTTTTGTGCTTCTTTCTTTGCTCGTGCAGATCCAGTATCTAGCGTGACAGATACCCTTTTCCATTTTTCTGTGTAAGGATCTTTGTATCTTTCAAAAAATTTATATTTGCCATTCGGTAGACTTTCGATCCACATTGTTTATCACCTATTTTCTTCTGTATCAGTCATCTGTTCAATCGCTTCCTGTATATCCTTCTTAGTTTTAAAAGGATTGTTTTTAATTTTTACAACAAAAAGTATTGCTGCGACAATCAACAGAATAAAAGCAATAACAGGATTTACAAAAAAGTATAAGATGCTACAAAAACCAAGCAATCCGACAGGAAAATACCAAGAAGAAGCTGGATATATTTTTGTGCCATTCGATGAATAAACAACCTGATTTGTGCTTTTAGAATTTGTACTTGGTTTTTTAATACTAGCAACAGCATCCACGGTTGTTTTATTATAAACTTTGTTGTAGATAGCACGCTTAGGATCTTTTATAATGCCAGTTCCTTTTTGGCCATAAGTTGGTATAATAGCTCGTTTAACCTGTCTTTTCAACTTGGAAGTAGTTCTTGCTTTTAGACTTTTTGAAATGCTTGGCTTCCTAACACCTATTTTCATGTGATTCTCCCTTCAAGGGTGGCTTTTTTATTTGTTTTCTAAAATTTGGATCTTTTCAGTGAGATCGTTTATCTTTGCAACGTCGCTATTTAGATTGTTGATGTAATAATTAACCTCATCATTAATATCACTGTAATTGTTGTAACTACTGATATTTTGGAAGTAATTGATGATGTTTCTACAGAAGCGAGCATGCTCGTTGTAATACGCAAGTTCTGACCTTAAAATCTTTAATTCAAATTTCTCTTTATCCCATTTAGGAAAATCAACGTCAAGATTTACTGGAAAATTCTTGACAGAGTGGATTTCCCATAGAGCATGGTATTTATCAGCAATCTCTTTGCCTTCTTTGCTCGGTTTTGTCCGTTCTCCATCATCTAATAACAAGCCTTTGTCTTTGAACTCTTTTGTCAATCTTTCTGCGTTTAGGTTGTAGTCAGAGAAGAAGTATTTCGGAATAGTTATGGACGACTTTCTGCCTGTTTTAGTATTCCCCCACCAAACTAAAAGAAGTAGTTCTCTCAATTTATAACCTTCTGATGTTTGATAACTATCGGTATAACGAGGGGAATCAAAAGAGCGTTCCCAGAAGTCTTGCATTGTTGGCCTACTCAAAAGCAAGTCTACATATTCTTTTGTATAGTAGTCTGGGCCAGCAGAAATAGTTGTTGTAACATGTACTCTTTCTGGCAAGGCTCTTTTTTCTTTCTTTTTGAAGAGAAAATCAAAAAACCCCATATTATTTCTCGCTTTCTTCTCTATACACATCTACGACTTTACCAATGATCCTAAAATCACTGTCTGAATTGATCGGTATATCTTTGTATTTCTTATTAAAACTTCTCAGATACGCTTTATCTTTCTCTATAACAAGCTGTTTGATATAGGCTTCTCCCTCGTAGTCAAATACTCCAACCGTTCCACTCGGAAGCTCTACCGTCAATTTAACAAAGACATAATCCCCAGATTTATAATCTGGTTCCATCGAATCTCCGTAAATTGGACAAACGAAATCAGCGTCTACCTTCACAGGTAACTGGATTGTCTCTATTTGTACTTCGTTTAAATATTGCCCCGTACCAGCAGAAACAGGTTGGTCATAGTAGTTATATGCTACATACTCTACAACTATATCATGTACTTCCAAGGCCCTTTGCTCTACTAATTGGCCTTTTGCGAAATTAAGTACATTTTTCTGATACGGTTTAGGTTTCAATTTTGAAACTATTTCATCAATCTTTTGTGCTGTATCGCTCTTTAGAGAAGAAGCTGCAGTATTTAGCCTCGGATCAATTTGTTCGACAGGAACTTTGAAAAAATCAGCCAATTTCTTACTATTAGTTTTAGAAGGCAGTCTCTTACCAGAAAAATATTGACTCAAAGTGCTTTGAGATATTCCAGATCCTTTGACAATGTCTTGTTGAGTCAATCCATTTTTATCTTTCAGTCTATTCAATTCATCTGCTATTTTTAGGCGCATTTCTAACTCTAAAGGAGTTAATTTATCTCTTCCTACCATAGTGTCTCTTCCTATATTCTTTTAATGAGATTGTATCACAATTTTATATAAAATAAAAATAATTTTAAAAATTTTAAAAAAAGTTATTGACAACATCTCATTAATGAGATATAATGGAATCAAGGTCAGGGAATGATCCAAAAAAATAAAAAAGAAAGGAACTGCAAAATGGAAAAATTGACATTGAAGCAATGGATGGCAGTACGAAATATGACAGTGTTACAATTCGCTGATGCTATCGGAGTTAGTTACCCAACGGTATCAAATTGGCGAGTTGGTAACACAAAGCCGAACGCAAAGTATATCCCGATCATTGAGCAGACGATGGATATCGATTATAAAAATATCATCTGGACATAGGGTCTAATTTTTTTAGAAAGGATATCTCATTAATGAGAAACAAGAAGAATGAATGAATTGATTTTATCA